AGGCACGTTGTTCTCTGCGGCTGACTTTGGCTCACCCGGTGATCGAAACGTTGTAAACAGCGATACTTTGTCTGTGACTTACACATTCAGCTTGGCGGCATAATATGTCAGCGTGGGGTTCCGGCACATGGGGTGAAGGTGGCTGGGGCTTCACGGCTTTTTCAAGCACGGTTGATGAAACTGCGACAGGTACAGATGCGGTAACGGTGGCACTCAGTGTTAGTGCTTCGGTTAGTGAGACTGCCACGGGAACAGATGCGGTAACAAGTCTGGCAAACGTTAACTCGGCGGTCAGTGAGACAGGTACGGGAACAGATGAAGTAACTAGTTTATTTATCTATTTACGGGAAGTATCTGAAAGCGCAACGGGATTAGACGCGGTAACTTCAGCAGTAGTAGCTGGCGCAGATATAACAGAGACAGCCTCTGGTACAGATGCGGTAACGGCGGCAATTAGTGTTGGGGCTTTAATCAGTGAGACTGCTACGGGAACGGATGCAGTAACATCTGTACCCACAATTAACGTAGCTGTGACAGAAACGGCAACGGGTACAGACGAAATAAATGCAGCGGTAACGTTTAAGTCTTTAATAAATGAGACTGTCACAGGGTCAGATGCAGTTGTTTCTACTGTTAATTTTGCAGTATTGGTAGCCGAAACAGCCACTGGGTTAGATGACATAACAAGCCTACCTGTATACGCAGTTGTGGTAGATGAAACAGCAACGGGGTCTGATGCGGTTAATTCAAGCTTTTTGTTTATCTGCAATGTGCAAGAGACAGCAACAGGTTCTGACGCAGTAACGGCAATAGTTGTAGTTAATGCGGCAATTACAGAAACCGCTACGGGTACAGATGCAGTCACAGCAGTAGCAAGTTTCGGTTCATCGGTAACAGAAACCGCGGTAAGCGCGGATACTTTAGCAGCGGCGGCGGCGTTCATCGCCTCCATTACTGAGTTGGCAACGGGAACAGATTCAATCATTGCACGGCCTTTTTGGGAAATTATTGATGACACACAGACCGCAAACTGGCAAAATATCAGCAACACGCAAACGGCAGGTTGGGCTGCTGTTGTAACGAACTAGGAGTTAAAAATGGCATCAACATGGTCAGCACTTAAAATAGAGTTGCTTGAAACAGGGCAAAACTCAGGTCAATGGGGTACCCTTACCAACACAAATCTGGGTGATGCAGTTTTGGGAGAGGCCATTACAGGCTCTGCCACCGTAGATTTTGCAACGGACGCAGATGTAACAATTACATTAACAGACTCTGCAACAACCCAAGCGGCCAGAAATTTACGTTTAAACATTACAGAAAGCTCTACGGGCATTGGTTCTGTACGTAATTTAATACTTGGTTCTGGTTGCCAGATTGAGAAGTTTTACCTTATCAATAACACCGGCACTGGAGCCAAAACGATTAAGAACACTTCAGGCACAGGCATATCTGTCCCTGCGGGCAAGGCCACATTGGTTTACAACAATGGCACAAACGTTGTTGATGCGGCTTCGTACTTCACTTCTTTGACTTTGGGTTCTGCGCTTCCGGTTACTTCTGGCGGTACTGGTAATACTACGGGTACGGCCACAATTAACGCCGACTTAACTGGCGATGTGACCTCTGTTGGAAACGCAACGAGTATTGCCGCAGGAGTGATTGTCAATGCAGACATCAACGCTTCTGCTGGCATTGTGGACACCAAGCTGGCGACAATTTCTACGGCGTTAAAAGTCAGCAACTCAGCAACTACAGCAACATCAGCAAACACCGCCAGCGCAATTGTTGCGCGTGATGGCTCGGGTAATTTTACCGCAGGCACGATTACCGCCGCTTTGACAGGCACTGCAAGTGGAAATTTAGTCAGTGGTGGCGCACTTGGTACACCTTCTAGCGGCACGCTAACAAACTGCACGTTCCCAACGCTGAACCAAAACACATCAGGTTCTGCGGCCTCGCTTAGTGCAAACCTTCCTACATCACGTTTAAACAGTGGCACAAATGCTTCTGCTTCTACGTTCTGGCGTGGCGATGGTGCATGGGCTGCAGGTGTTTCTGGACCCACAGGACCCACGGGACCCACGGGATCCGCAGGATCACCCGGCGGCCCCGGTCCCACGGGACCCACGGGACCACCCGGCTCAGATGCATCCGTAACCACAGCCAACGTGCTTAGCGCCACATCAGGAGCTTCTGTTGGCGCTGTTGGAACTTATGCGTGGGCTAGGATTGCTGGCGGAACAAATTTAGCCGCCGGCGCAACCATTTCGGGTGCAAGTCTAGTCTTTGGAGGTGTATCAGCGATCCCCTGTGCTATGACAAGCATTTTTGGGAGTACTGCTCTTTCTGGAACTTGGAGAGTAATGGGCTTTGCTTATCGCGCTTGCGTTTCTGCCGCCGGTACGCTGTATTTAAGAATCTCTTAAAAGGAAAACAACATGCAAGCAACACTTACATCTGTTTCTAACCCACGTTGGATCAACGCAGAACATACACGCATTGACTGCGAAATCACAACCTCACAGTTTGGTAGTGAAGTACTGCCGTTTACTGCGGATCCAAATGACGTTGAGCCACACGGTCGCGCTATTTTTGCTGACATTGTTGCGGGACACTATGGTCCAATTGCCGAGTACGTTGCACCGCCAGATTTGGTACAACCAACAGTAGAGGGAGCGCAAACGCTATGAACCTAATTACCCCCCGCTTTACTGTGACGCAAGACGGCACAACACTGAATGTGTACCACGCCAACAAAGGCGAGGGGTTACCCAAGCACGATCATGTTTTCTCTCACTTGACCATGTGCCATTCTGGTAGCTGTGTTGTAAGCAATGAGCGCCGCAGCTTAGTGATGACAAAAGACACTCAGCCTGTAAACCTTATGGCTAACGAGTGGCACGAGATCGAAGCGCTTGAGGATGGCACTGTATTTGTAACCGTGTTTGCTGGAGGCAAATATTGAATGGCACACCTTCCTCTTTGGTGTCTTGGTAAGTTAGAAAACAGTGCCTGCGACAAAATAATTGCAGAGATGTCCGGCATTGAGATGCGCGATGCGTCAATGGGTATTGATGGGGCTGAAAAAAACCAAGCAAGTCGCAACACTAAAGTTAAATTTGGTGGCCCTGATTACTGGTTAAACGATCAGTTTGAAGGCTTTGTTATGCACGCTAACAAGGAATGCAAGTGGGAATACCACGTTACGGGCCGAGAGAATATTCAATTTGCCGAGTATGGTCCTGAACAGCACTACGCTTGGCACACGGACACGTTTGCCCTATCTGGTACACCTACTGATCGTAAAATAACCGTGGTGTGTCTTTTGAACGATGAGTTTGAAGGGGGCGAGTTTCAAGTGCGTTTATACAATGACTACACAGCGCCACTAGAAAAAGGGACAATGATTGCGTTCCCGTCTATACTTGAACATCGCGTAATTCCAGTGACTTCCGGCATTCGCTATTCCGCCACCATGTGGTTTAACGGCCCAAGATTTCGTTGAAATAAAGAAACTGTCATGGCAACACAATCAGAAATTAATTTAGCTTATCAGGTGGCACAGGTTCCCAAAGAGCCTGCACCTGAATAAATCATGCGGGACTGGGCTGAAGCATTCATTGCCGCAGCCTGTCTTGTGGCCTTTGTTATTTTTGGCACGTACATAATTGCATGGGCTGGGACATGGTAAATGCGTTGGCTTCTACTGTTACTGTTGTTGGGGCTAGTTGGAGCCGTAGCCAAGAATGGCTGTCATGTGCGCGAGTTCTATGGGATAGGTTATACCGTCCACGATCCGACTCAGCGGCACAAGGAGATGTTGGCTTGGCTCATCCACAATGCAGAGTACTGCAAGACTACGGATTACACGGTTATTTGGAACAACCTGCCAGATTGGGCGGGTACGGCAGACACAGTAATACTTAGATCAAAGATAATTCACGGGTACAAAGATGCGCTTGATCGGGAAAAGAAGTGAAGATCAGTTACGACAAATGGTATCCGGTGGTACAGCCAAACCCACCAATGCAGTCAGAAGTGTTTGCCAAACGGGTAGAACGCTTAGACGCTGAGAGGGCTGTGCAGGTACAGATTGACCAGCAGGTAAAGAAGTTTCACCAATATGAGTATGAGATTTATGAATACAGGATGCGGCAAGTCACAATAAACATTGACATCACAAACCTTAAGCGCGAGATTGACAAACTTGTATGACCAGAAAACCGATACCCAGACCAGTCAGGAAACCACAGATGGAAACAAAAGAAAAGCTGACGCTGTGGGTCACATTGATGGTCAGCTTCACCCTGTGCATCTCCGTATTGGCCATGGTAACCGCCTTTATGTTGGGTCTTTGGGCCAAGGAGGTGGACAACGCCGAGATTTTCAAAATGATTTCACCCGCTTTTTCTACTCTTATCGGCGGCATGATTGGGTTCCTATCTGGTATCAAACTCATGCAGAATGAAGACACTAAACCCAAGGAGCCAAAATGATTGGACTAGACGCACTTTTAAATGTTGGTGGCAAGCTCATCGACAAGCTCATCCCAGACCCAGAGGCTAAAGCCAAGGCGCAACTAGAGTTGACCAAGCTGGCGCAGGATGGTGAGTTGGCAAAGATGGCAAATGATACGAAGCTGTTTGAGGTAGAACAAGAAAACATCTCAGACCGCTGGAAAGCTGACATGGGGTCAGACTCTTGGCTGTCTAAAAATATTCGCCCTATGGCCCTTATAGCAATCTTTGTGGCCTATTTTGTCTTCACCATGATGTCGGCATTCGGATATAACGCACAAGAATCCTACGTTCAGCTTCTAGGCCAGTGGGGGCAGATTATTTTCTTGGCTTATTTTGGTGGTCGCACTGTTGAGAAACTTGCAGATATGCGGAGTAAAAAATGAACCTCACACCACATTTCACACTTGATGAGCTTACATCCTCAGAAGCCGCAGAACGCAATGGATGGGACAACACCCCAAATGAAACCGAACTTGCAAACCTCAAACGTCTTGCCGCCTTCCTTGAGGAAGTCAAAACTGCCTTGGGCGGAAGACCAGTCATGGTTAACTCAGCTTTTCGCAGTAAGCAAGTCAACGATGCTGTGGGTTCTAAAGATACTAGCCAGCATCGCATTGGTTGTGCTGTGGACATCCGAGTTCCTCAACTGACGCCAGACGAAGTAGTTAAAATTATCATTGCTTCGGGTTTGCCTTACGACCAAGTAATCCGTGAGTTTGACCGTTGGACACATATAAGCATTCCAAATGAACCATCTCGCGCCCCCAGAAAGCAAGCGTTGATTATCGACAAAACTGGCACACGGCTGTATGCTTGATGCGCACCCAAATTAATGGGAAAATAAGCCATGCCATTACAAAAAATACTGTTTAAGCCGGGCGTGAATAAAGAGAACACGCGATACACCACCGAGGGGGGCTGGTATGAGGCCGACAAGGTTCGCTTTCGTCAGGGTAATCCCGAAGTAATTGGCGGTTGGGAACGTATTTCTATAAATACGTTTTTAGGTGTTTGCCGGTCTTTGTGGAACTGGGTCTTACTTAATAGTAAAAACATCATTGGTGTTGGTACAAACCTTAAGTTTTATTTAGAAAACGGCGGCGCTTATTACGACATCACACCCCTCCGGGCTACTAGCACAATCAATAACAACCCTTTTGTAGCTACAAACGGTTCTGCTGTTATCACAGTTACTGACACTTCTCACGGTGCTAATACAAATGATTTTGTAACTTTTAGTGGTGCAACTGGTTTGGGTGGCAATATAACGGCGGCTGTTCTTAACGCAAACTATCAAATTTTAAACGTTGTTGACGCTAACACTTATACATTTACGGCTACGGCTACAGCTAATGCAACGGATGCTACTGCAGCCGGAGGAGGCAATTCGGTTGTTGCAGCTTATGAAATAAATGTTGGCCCAGAAATTCAACAAGTATTAACAGGCTGGGGTGCGGGTGCGTGGGGTCTTGGTACTTGGGGTAATGGCGCTCCTGTTGCTACAGTCTTTGGTGCTTTACGTTTGTGGAGCCAGCAAAACTTTGGTGAAGATTTAGTATTTAATCCTCGCGGTGGGGGTTTGTATTATTGGGAGGCACCTACATTAACAACCCGTGGTGTGCTTCTTAACTCTCTTGGCGGCACGGTAACCTTTACTAACGCTTCACCTACCCTTGTAACCTCAACTGTTGCATACACGGAGGGCGCGGCTTTGCAGTTTTCTGGCGGTTCTTTGCCAATAGGCGTGTCTGCGGCTACTACGTACTATGTGTTTGAGGTAAACGGCTTAACATTTAAATTGCTTGATGGCACTGGCGCAGTAGTCAATACGGCTAGTTCAGGCACAGGCTCTGTGTCTTTAATTGTGGACGTGCCAACAACACTAAACAGTTTAATTGTTTCAGACACCTCTCGTTTTATTTTGACATTTGGCGTAAATGATTACGGCAGTGCAACATTAGATCCAATGTTAATCCGTTGGTGCGGGCAAGAGGATCCTTTTAATTGGACACCCACCGCTACCAACCAAGCGGGAAGTTTGCGTTTATCCAATGGCTCTGAAATTATTACCACAGCACAGACGCGGCAAGAGATTGTTGTGTTTACCGATTCAGCTTTGTATTCTTTGCAGTATCTAGGTCCTCCTTTTGTTTGGGGATCTCAGCTTCTTGGTGATGGCATTTCTATTTATGGGCCCAATGCGGTAGCTGTAGCCTCCGGTGTTGTGTACTGGATGGGGATAGATAAGTTTTACACTTATGACGGCCGTGTGCAAACACTCAACTGTGATCTGCGTCGGTTTATTTTTACAGACATTAATAAAGAGCAAAATCTGCAAGTCTTTGCTGGGGTCAATGAAGGTTTTAATGAGATATGGTGGTTCTATTGTTCAAAAAACAGCACAGCTGTTGACCGCTACGTCATCTATAACTATGTAGAAAAAATCTGGTATTACGGCACGATGGCACGGTCAGCGTGGCTTGATTCAGGTCTGCGTGACTATCCTTTGGCTGCAACATACACACGTAATATTGTTGAGCATGAAAACGGTCTAAACGATAATGAAACGGCTACAAGCACTGCACTTAATGCTTATATTTCCTCATCGGAACTGGACATAGGTGATGGGCACAATTTTGCATTTGTGTGGCGCGTGTTGCCTGATCTGACGTTTGGGGATTCTACGAATACGCCGGCAGGTGCTATTCCTGCGGTTACCATGACTTTGTTTGGATTGTCCAACTCTGGTTCGGGCACTACCAGCAACGCGTCAGCTTCTGTCCTCAAGGGCAGTACCTACGTTATAACCGAAGAGTTTACGGGTCAAATATTCACGCGCATGCGCGGGCGGCAGATGATATTTAAAATTGACTCAAATCAATTAAATACACAGTGGCAGCTTGGCGCTCCTAGAATTGATATCAGAGCTGATGGGAGGCGGTAAGTGGCTGAACTTAATGTCCGTCCTCCTAATCTGCCTTTAGCTCCCGATGAGTATGACCGCAGGTATCAAGATCAATTAAACAATACTTTGCGTTTGTTTTTTACGCTGCTTAATAATCCGGGGGACATGGGCGGCGCAACGTTAAATTTAAACCTTAACACGTTGCCTACCGATGCCGACTTGCCTACTTTACGCTTAGGTGATGTGTACCGCGACACACAAGATGGTGTGCAAGATACTAGTCAAATGCTTCGCATAAAGACGTCTACGTAATACAATTGAACAAATACCTTTTCTCAAGGAACTAACATGGCCACAGCACCCCAAATCGCAATGGAAATGCCCGAGCAAGGCGCAAACCCTTTTGCCGATCCTAATACGATGGCCGTTTATGACCAGATGCGTCAGACGGTGTCACCTAAACAATTTGGTGATGAGATGTTGGCGGGTGCCTCGCAGATCGATCCGCGGGCCACGGCCCAATTTATGGATGACTTGAGTCAGATTGATTTGTCTCCAGAAGATCTGGAGATGCTCAATAACATGGTTGATGAGATTCTGGCCAACCCAGAGGAGTACGCCGCGATCCGTGCAAAGTATTTAGAGATGGGTGCGCCAGAAGAGTTGCTGCCCGAGCAGTTTGATCCTCAGTTCTTTGCTGCCATGAACATGGCCGTGGATCAGTTAATTGCAGAGCCTGCTGGTGTTCAGGCGTTTGCCCAAGGCGGTATTGCGGAGCTTAAGCCTATTGCCAAAGCAATTGCCAGTTATGGCCGCAATGGTGACACGATGCTGGCGCACATCACGCCTGCAGAGGCGCGCATGTTGCGCCGTCGTGGTGGCTCGGGCACTACCAATCCTGTTACGGGCTTGCCTGAGTTTTTCTTGAAGAAGGCGTTTAAGAGCCTTGGTAAGGCTATCAAGAAGTTTGCCAGCAGCACCGTAGGCCGATTGATAACCACGGTGGCCGTAGGATTCTTTTTAGGCCCTGCAGCCGTAGCGGCCTTTGGAGCGACTGCCGGAACAATTACTGCAGCCGCCATCACTGGTTTTACAGCAAGCGCCGGTTCTTCTCTTTTGGCTGGG